GCTGAATAATGGCGCTTACAGTTGGGACTGACACATACGCCACGCTGGCTGATATACAGGCATGGAACACGGCCAGGGGCTACACCGGCGCCATCACCGAAGCCGATGTCCTGCGGGCAATGGATTATATCGAAAGCCTGCCATGGGCCGATGAGCGGGGAGATGACGATTCTGATCTTTGGTGGGGCGATGATCCGCCGGATGCTGTTGTCACCGCCCTGAAGCATGCCGCACGGATGGAAAACGAATCGCCTGGCGTATTGATGCCAGAAACACAACAGAAGGTGGCTCGTGAAAAGGTGGATGTCATCGAGATCGAGTATGAACCTGGAGGCAACCAGCAAATGTTTCCGGCCCTGCTCCGGTATCTGAGGGGCTATGTAGCCAGCAGCAGCGTTATCAACGTGAGGCTTGTCTGATGTATGCTGGTCTCCAAAATACGGCAGCGAAAATGCTTGCGAAGTTCGGGCGGTTTGTAACCTTGACCAAACCTGGATACACCGGGGACAACCAGGAGTTCAACCCTGTCACCGGGGAATGGGAAACAGTTGAGGGTGAAGCCGGTGACCCGGAAACCGGATCGGTCAAGGCTGTTTTTGTAGGGATCTCCCAGAAGTGGAAAGACAAGTTCGCAATCGAGCAGGGGGATTCAGTAGCCCTGGTCGCCGCCGATGGCCTGGAACCGGAACAGAACGATGTCCTTGATGGCTGGACGATCCTGGCGGTTGAAGCGGTCAAACCTGCTGATACGGCAGTGCTTTATAAATGCCACGTGAGGAAGCAGTAATGAGCTTTTCAGTTGATCTCGCAAAATTCGGACAGAATGCTGTGAACAATTCGGAGAAGATTGTCCGCAAGATCGGCTTTGACATGCATTCCCGTATCGTCCAACGGATGCCGAAAGAAACCGGCAGGGCAACCGCAAACCAGCAGATCAGTATCAACTCGTTGCCGTCGGACTCTGTCCTGGAGTTTGATAAATCCGGCAATGCCACTATAAGCAAGGGCTCGGCAGCGCTTGCCAGCTTCAAGCTCGGGGACACCATTTTTCTGTACAACAATGTGGAATATATTTTGTCACTCGAATACGGCCATTCAAAACAAGCACCTGCCGGTATGTTCCGAATCACGTTCGAAGAAGTAGTCCAGCACCTCGGAGGAGTAGCAGCATGAACCGCCTTGACGAAGCCCACGGCCTGCTTTCCGGCTTGCTGAATACCTTTGCCGCTGCCAAGTCCCTGGCAGTCAAGTGGGAAGGCATGACGGCAGACCCATCTGCCAGCACCTACCTACGGGAATGGATGCTGCCAGGCCAGTTCACCGGGCACCACCTTGGCCCCAACGCTCCGAATGCCGGGCCGCTGATTTATCAAGTGGATGTCGTTTCCGCAATAGCGGGCTGGGGGGCTGCATACGGGATCGCAAAATTGTTTTTCAGCGATCCTTATTTTTGCCGGGGGCAGGCTTTATCCAATACAGGAATCACAACCCGTGTTGTTGTTCGTGCCGGCCAGGTCGGCCCGGCAATGCGGGAAGACACCAAATATGTATTACCCATGTCCGTTACTTTCCGGGCATATATGACAATTTAAGATGAGGTGACATTATGACTACAGGATTAGTGACGGTAGGCCTGGGCGGCAATGCCCAACTGGCTTATCTCGTACAGGCAGCAGCCGGAGCGATTGATACAACTCCGACATGGATTGTTTTGCCTTTTGAAAATGCAGAATATTCGGTTCAGGCGGAGCAACTCCCGGACAACTCCATGACTGGGGACCGGAATGAACTTGAGCCCAGGACAGGGACAACCAACGCAACGGTTTCCGTTTCCGGCAAGTTCAGGCCCGAATGTCTGGATGATATCATCGAGGCGGCGGCGCAGGGCACATGGGGCGTTAAGTTTTCACTGACCGGGCTGACTGTCACTGTGGCAGCGGCTGCAAGCGGGTTTACCTTTACCCGGTCTGCCGGGTCATGGATTACTGATGGTGTTGAGGTGGGTGACATTGTGACCTTTGGAGGCTTCACCGCTGCCGGAAACAATATTGCAGTTGAAGTGACCGCACTGAACGCCACGGTTTTGACCGCTGCAAACGCAACGGGGTGTGTGGCCGTGCTGGATGACACCGAAGTCACCCTGACAACCGGCACGGATTACGTCAAAGTCGGCTCCACCCGCCGGGCGGTGGCCTGGGAAGTCTATCACTCTGACACGGACGAATATGTCCGGATCAAGGATACCGAGATTGCCAGCTTTAGCATTTCCCTGGCTCCTAACGGAGACGTGACCTTCCAGCTTGAGGCTATCGGGGGCACGGAGCAGGATCTGGGGGCGAATATCGGAGATGCGGTCGCCGGAGCAACATATACTGAAACCAGCAAGCCGTTTTTCGACAGCTTCAACGGGACTGTTAGTCTGGAAGGGGAAACCGGAATCTACTTTTCCAGCATGAACCCGTCAATCAACAACCAGTCCACTCCGCTGTTTGCCCTGGGGTCCAGGTACCCGGTTGCAGTCTCCCATGGAAAGATGATGGGCGATATGTCCCTGACGGCCTACTACACGGATAAGACGATCAAATCCAAGTATCAGAACGAGACCAGCTTAGATCTGAAAATTCAGGTCAAGTATGAGGATGAGGACTTGGAGGATACTTCATTCTACGAATTTGAGTATCCGTCCTGCAAAATCACCAACTTTGGCCGTCCCATCGGCGGGTCCGGGGAGCTGGTGGATAACCTGACGGTGAAGCCGTACAAGGACACCACCATTGATTCAGCTTTTAGAATCAGAAAATACAACGCAGCGTAACAATTTCTTGCCGGGCCTGAAAAGGTAGTCGGGTGGCCCTCCCTGACACCGGCAAGAATTAAAAAATAGAGGGCATTTTAACATTAAGAGAGGGCGGGAAAATGGATTTAAGCGAACTGAAAGTGCAGGAAGAGGGCAAACGGATGGATCTGAGACACCCGGCAACGGGGGAAGTTTTGACCTATGGCGACAAGAATGAAAAAACTATGTACCTGGTCATTGGGTCTTCTGATTCAGAAACCTACAAAAAGGCGCAGCGGAAGGTGATCGACCGCCGGCTGAAACAGCAGCAGAAGTTCCGGCAGGTTCGGATGACAGCCGCCCAGCTTGAGGAAGAGGCCATGATTTCCCTGGCAGAAGTAACCTATGACGGCCGGGTGTTTTTGAAAGGCAAGGAAGTCAAGGTCACGCCCGGTCAGGTCGCCATTGACCTGTACAAGGAATATCCCTGGATCAAAGAGCAGGCGACAGATCAGCTGGAGGACCGGGGGTCTTTTTTGCAGAGCTGACCGACCTGCTTTGTGAGGCGGTTGAAATCACAGCGGACCTGAATCAACAAATGGAAGGGGGGGACACTAAACGTGAGCACCTTGAGCGGATCGAAAAACAGACAGGGGAGCAGCAGATACCAGATTTTACAATCCCCATTGAGGGTGAGCACATCTGGGACTGGTTCTGGGACCTATCTGGAAGGCGTCCTCAGGGGTTTGGTCTTTCCCTCATCCCTTACAGTGAATACAAAGCATGGTTGGATGTGCGCAAGCCTCTGATATACGACTGGGAAATTGAAATCCTGACAAAGATGGACCAGGCGTTTTTACAGGCGCACCAGGAGCTGGGAAAAAAGAAACAAAATAAACAGGGGTCCAGATGACAGACATCGCATCGTTAAATATCAGAATCAATAGCCTAGAAGCAAAGCAGGCTAAAAATGATCTGGACCAACTCACCCGCTCCGGCCAACAGACCGAAAAAGGGATGGGGTCAATGTCGGCAGCGGCTAGGAAATTAGGAGTTGCCCTTGCCGCTGCTTTCTCATTCCAGCAAATCATATCCAAAACATCCCGGGCGGTACAAGAGTTTGCCAACTTTGAACGGCAGATGCTCAGGCTTGAAGCCCAGATCAAAGCCACCGGCAGAACAGGCCAGACAACAGCGGCAGACATGGAGAAGATGGCCCAGGCGATCGACAAGGCCACCTTGCAATCAGCCCAGGGGGTCAGGTCCGCACAAGCCATCCTGATGTCATTTCGCAATGTCTCCACAGATATGATGGAGCGTATTTTATATATGGCGGCTGATGTATCCGAGGTAATGGGCCAGGATATAACGTCTGCTGCCCGGCAAATGGCCCTTGCTTTGGAAGATCCGGAGCGTGGTATTTCGATGCTCCGCAGGACCGGCACCACATTCACTGAATCCCAGAAAGAAATGATAATCCAGTTACAAAAGGCCGGGAATGAGCTTGAGGCACAGTCCGCCATCCTGGAAGTAATGGAAAGCCAGTATGGTGGTACGGCAAAGGCTGCTGCAGAAGGACTGGCGGGGTCTATGGATCTGCTTTCCAGGAACTCAACTAACATCAAGATCGCAATCGGTGAAGGACTATCCCCGGTGGTTGAGGAATATTCCAACCGACTGGCAGCCTGGATTGAAAACAACCAGGAGCTGATCGCCCAGAATGTCGCCGAAACGGTTGAAGACACGTTTATCGTGGTGGAAAAAATCGTCACGCTATATGACAAGATTCCAGACTATGTCACCGGGCCTGCCGGGCTTGGATTGGTCGGCACCGCACTGTTAGGGAGCACGCCTGGCAAAGTAATCGCTGCTATCGCCATGATAAACGAACTTGCAGGCATGACCGGCAACAGCCTTCAAGATCTGGTCAGAAAGCACAACGAGTCGGGGCAGGCCATTGTCAATTTGTGGAACAGCATTGCGGAAGCACTTGGCTGGACAAAAGAAGCTGCGGAGCAGACCTTTCATGTAATTGACCAAAACACTGAGGGATTTGGCCGCTACAGCAAGGGTGCCGATAAAGCTGGCAAAACAACCGGTGGCCTGACTGATAATATCGAGGATCTTTCTGAAGAGGCCAAAAAAGCAGCTGAGTCCCTCAAAGACCTCCAGGTCCAGTCCGCCCTGGATAATTGGGGCTTTGAAGACCTCGACAACTATGCTGCCCATCTTGACGAAAAAACAGAAATGGGCGTACGGGCAGAAGAAACTCTCGCAGCCATCCGGGTGCAGCAAGCCCTTGATTCGTATTTTGAAGACATCGACAATTACGCTGAACTCCAACAGGCCAAGACCGACGCTGAGAAAAAAGCCATCGAGGACCGCAAACGCGCAGAAGAAAAAGCCCGCCGAGAATATGAGCGTGAATGGAAACGCGTCTACGACGACATGCACGAGTTCGCAGCTGATACATTCTACGACATCTTTGACGGCCAGCTCGATTCTTTTGAAGACTTTGCCGACTCCATGCTCGATATTTTCAAGCGAATGCTGGCGAACATGGCCGCTGAAGCCGCTATGACAAACATTTTCAAACCGATCATGAACCAGATGGCCGGGTCTGCTCTTGGAAATATGCTGGGGTTACCGAGTTTGGCGGGTAGGACTGGTGGAAGCGGTACAAATGGATTATCCAATTTATCAACCGCAAGATCCTTATATGGGGCTTACGGCACATACTCTAATTACGGAATGGCCGGGTTGTCCAATGCGTATCTTGGCACAACATACACCGGGATATCAACAGCGGGCGGAATTGGCCTTGCTGGGGGAGCTTATCAAGGCCCTGGAATGGGGGCCGCTATAGCAGGAGAATATACCGCAGGCGCTGGATCAGCGGCAAGTAGTCTTGCAGCAGCAGCACCATATGCAGCTATAGCAGCGGTAGCACTCCCTGTTATTATGGATTTTGTGTCTAAAAAATATGATGACCCAGAATATGAATCAAATATAACAGGATCGTTATCCCAATTCGGGGCAGATTTAAAAGAGTTCAGCAAAGTTACGCAAGACTGGGAGCAGTTTTGGGGATTACGAAGCGGAAGCCAATCATCTTGGCAAGCCTCGTCTTTTGGGAAGAGTTACTCTTACGATGATTCTGGAAGAATTGAAAGCGTTGATGTAAATGCTGCCATTGCATTTAATAAGGTATTAATGTCAGTTACAGAATCTGTATCTTTATATGCTGAAGAAATAGGACAAAATTCCGAAAAAATAAAGGATATTACAAAAGAAATAAATATAAATACTGCCGGTATGAATCCAGATCAGATCATGGCAGCCCTCGAAAAAGAGTTTGCCGCACTTGGGGAGTTAATGGCGGAAGAGGTTTTAGAGGGTTCTTGGAAAGCACTGACCGACAATTACCAAACTGAAAACGCTCTTGTTGTTTTAGAGAGGCTCGCCCTGAACACTATCGCTGTAAAAGACGCATTTAAAAAATTAAACGATGGGATGACAATAACAGCCCCTAAAATAGCTGGTATTTCATCATCTTTATCAAAAACAAAAATTACTTCTGATCTTGCGGAGATGTTCGGGGGAGCTTCTGCATTTAGTTCTTCTATTGATTCATTTTTTAAAAGTTTTTATTCCAGAGATGAACAAATAGAATATTTTCTACAAACACTTTCAGATTCGCTTCCGATTGCAATAGAAAAAATACCAACTACCTTAGACGCTTATAAAGAGGAAACGAAAAGATGGCTTGAAACATATGCAGCAACAGGGGATAGATTAGCTGGCGAGCAGTTCCGAGCATTTATTGCATTCGGCCCTGAATTTGCAAGACTGATAGGAGATGAAGTAAATAATAAAACAACTGATCTATTCATTTCTGCACTTGATTTACTCGGACAGGATGAAATGTCTCAATCAGCCACCAGAGCAAGGGTTCTTGACGATTTAGATGAATCATTGCGGCCTTTGCAAGAATTTGTATGGGCGTTAGAAGACGGCGCAGAGAGAATTGAAAGCGCAACATCTGGACTTGATACAGTTCGTGGAACGATTGCGGGTATTCTTGGCGGAACACAAACACCTCAATCCAGAGACTTTTTTGAACGCAGATACGACACCTTGTTGGAGGACGCTCAGGCCAGCCCTGAAAACGTATCGGCCTTCACCGATTTTGCCACACAGTATCTTGATTTCATTTCAGATTATGGCGATCCAAAAGGCCAGGAGCGGGTTTTAAAAGATTTGTTCGGTCTTGAAAGTGACCTTGAAGATCAGGTTTCGATGGCGGATGAAATAACTGGTGGAAAAACCTTATCTGATCTTTATTGGTTAGTAGAATCTTCTGGCGCTAAAGATATTCTACCAGAGTTTAGCACCATTGTTGCGGACAATGGCATAACATTAGGGGAGTCTATATATTTAGACGCTCTTGCAAAATTTAAAGACGCACACCCTACTACTTCTATAGCAAACACATATGAAATTCTCAATTCTGCTCGAAGCGAATATGAAAAAAGAACAGGCACCCGTTTACAATTTTCAGAACAATGGGACGATTTAGTAAAAGAGACCCCTCAGCATGTTTATGAAGGGGAAACGTATGACCTATCTTTACTACGCAACATTGAAAAAATGAACTCTTATTTAGCTTCACAGAGGGAAGGCCCCAATAGAGCCTATATGACTACTACAGGTTTATATGAGATCTTAAATAAACTGGGAATGGGGGGTTATTCAGATGATGTAGATAATGCCTTCGAGGAGTTAAGAGATGATATTGGTTTTGCTGGCGGAGGTTCAATCTCGGGTCCGATGTCAGGATATACGGTCCCAGTAACTTTTCACGGCAAAGAACACATCAGCACCGATTCTGACATGAAAGATGTCAAAAGTCTTTTACAAGCCATCGTTTCTCAGAGTCAGAGCGGGAATGGAACAGTGAGGGTCTATGTAAAAGTAGGCGATTCCGGTGAGTTCCGGGAAGTTGTAGCGGACGTGATGAGATCTGATCCAGAAACACAGGAAATTACAAGGCGGGTGGTGAATGGATAATTTTCTAAGCGCTGTGGCAGCTGATTATACCGCCACTGAATTGACGGTATCCCCGACAACTGTAATGCCCGTCGTGGGTGACAAGGTCCAGTATCTGCACGATTTTGATGATGGATCTATATCTGTTGTGACGGCTAGCAACCAGTCTATTTTTGACCTAGAATTGCAGTGGGAATACATAGGCAGCGCCGACCATGCGACTATCTTTGATTTTTACCATGACCCCGTGAAAGCAAACGCCAGGGCGCGAACATTTTACTGGACGAATCCAGTTGACGCAAAATCATATACTGTCCGTTTTTTAAGTCCGCTGATTACCCGGTACGTTCCAGGCTTGTTGCAATCAATATCAGCAATCCGGGTAAGGGTTGTGGGGAACAAACCATGATAGCACAGTGGTATTTTGAAATAGGCGCGCACCGGATTTCAATGCAACCGGTTGAGCCATTGAATCTTGTCACAACAGATGACGATTTTCTTGTCACAACCGATGGGGATCAACTCGTCACTGCTGAGACGTATATTGCCCGCGTGTTGCCCGACAGCTTTTCGGGAATTACAATGCGGTGGGATATGTCCAGGAAAGCTATCATATCCCCATCTGAAATCCAGTTTGCTGTTGATAATCATGACGCAACTTATTCCAGATCCGATTTTGAAGGCGAAGAGTGCCTTGTAACGCTTGCCATTAATCATGTACCCACCCGACAATGGCGATTTGTTGTAAGGGCGGCTGTCCCGGCATACGGTAAAATAAAACTGCATTGTGTAGATCTTTTGCAGGAATATATTGTCGGGGATTACCCCCTCACAAAGCACCCCAGGGAAGTTTTTCCACATCTTGTAAATGACCCTGCAAATGAAAACCTTGATGATTACCGGATACCTAAAATATTTGGCAAGGCTTACATCCCGGTTATGTGGGTGTATGATGACAGTGTGTCTGAAGGATACTATGTTCTTGGGACAGATTCAGATTATTCGATCACAAATGTAAAAGCTCCCCCGGAATATAGTAAAAACACATATTCATCTGATAGCTACACTTTTACCCAAACAACCACAAGTGAGCTAAGGCTGGCTCAATTTTATGTTTCATTGCAAAACGATGGGTCATATGATGATGGCATGTGGCCTTCTCATATGCGGCCTCTTGTTGAATACGAAAAAGCATCCGGCAGCACTACAGATCCGACTGATATTCTGGCTGATATTCTGGCTGAAATAGGTATATCAGCCAATAGGGTTGATTTAACTGATTCTTGGGTTGTAGCAGCGACAAACTATACAAGTTTTGGGATTACCTGGAACGGTGGTTTTTACCGAGCTGAAGCAAGGGAACGGGTATTAAATTCCCTCCTGACACAAGCTGATTCTATGTTCTATTCCGGGGAGAAAATAGAGCTTAGAATGTTCGATGCCACTGTCAAGGAAACTTTTGATACCAGTAAAATCAAAAAACTGTCATTCAGACCTTCCAGGCGCACAAAAACAGGACATGATTCCGGCCATGTGTCTTGGGCAGTAGACGGGCACCCTCAAAACTCTTTGCCGGGGAAAGCCCTCGTCCCTGTGGGCAGCACAACGGCAAATCCTGATTCGGAGATCTTTTCCTGTCCGTTTATCAACGATTCTGAATTGGCACAGGATCTTGGTACGCTTTACTTCCGGCGTAAATTAACAGCGAAAGATACCGTTTCTTTTGATTCGTCAGGAGATAAACTGAGTAACCTGGATAGCCTGAAACCGGGTGATGTAATTCAACTCGATGGCACTTTGTATGGCGATACCCGGTATTTAATCATCAAATCTCTAACCATCAAAAAAGATCTGACGGTATCCATTTCCGGTGATACATACGATTCTGTACAGGACTTAAGCAGTATCGCATCCACCCCGGTAGCCGTTTCAACAGATGATATTTCCCCTACATTTCCAATGCCGACATACGGGGCGACCTTTGGAGTTGATGTCAGCGGCGGGGGAACATCAGAAAACCAGGTCAGCGATGATGGATATGTGACGGCAATAAATGCCGATATCATTACAGCAGGAAGCTTGACATCATCTAATTGGGACGCTGCAAATGGAACCCGGCTAAACCTCCTGACAGGCCAGATGGAGTTCGGCGGATCTGTAAGCCCCACCATCACCATTGATTCTACTGTCCCGGCGATCTTGATGGGACTTGCAACAGGCTATATGGCAGGTACGGGCGATGGTTCTTTTCAGGGAAAATCAGGAGGAACTTTTAAATATCATGTAGGCAATCCCTCTGGAAGCTATATGAGCTATGCAGATGGAGTATTGACTGTTTCCGATGCGATATATACCGGATCGCTAATTGCAGATACCACGGCGAATACTTTCACAATTAACAGCGACAGGGCTGACGCGACCGTTAAATTAATCTTTGGCCACTCCCCCGGAGGCGATGCAGAAATATCCTGGAATGGGTCTGTCGCGACCCTGAATAAAAATACAGCCTTCGCTGGTGATGTTTCGATCGCTGGTAACTTGACCGTTTTAGGGACGGAGTTTATCGCAGATGTCGAAATCGTCCAGATCAAAGACAACCTTGCAATAATCAATTACGGGGAAACCGGTGCAGGTGTAACAGCAGGTTTCGCAGGGTGGGAAGCAGATCGCGGAACCCTGACAAACTACAAATGGGGATTTGACGAAACAACAGACACTTGGCGGGTTGGTGAAGACGGAAGCCTGCAAGCCATTGCAACAAGAAGCGATTCTCCCAACGCCCTGGGGCTTGCATATTGGAACGATACTGCAAAGCGGTTGGATACCTTATCTTCAGTGACAGTCAGTGCCGGGGGTAAGATTACTGCGGTTGACCTGAACCTGACGACACCTTCTGACGTTTACAATCTTGATCATGATTCTTTTTCGGGCTTTGTTTCAAACGAACATATCAACCACGCGGGCGTAACAATCACTGCTGGAGACGGGCTTACAGGCGGCGGAACTATAGCTGCTACAAGAACGCTGGCAATGGGAACTCCAAGTACATTGACCAATGCAACAGTGAATGGCGTCACTGCTACCAGCCATACTCATGCTATCACAAATTACGCTGTATCTGGGACGGTGAATCAAGTCACCGTTACCGGGGCTGGTAAAGTGCTGGGGTCGGCTATCACATTATCATTACCTCAAAATATCCACACAGGGGCAAGCCCTACATTTGCTGATTTGACCATTTCAACCCCTTCTGCAATATATAGCCTTAACCACGATTCATTCTCTGGTTTTGTTGTGAATGAACATATCGACCATACATCTGTTACTTTGACCGCAGGAAACGGCCTCTTAAATACTGGCACAGGGGATATATCAGCGAGTAGGACATTCACTCTTGGAACCCCCGGGACACTCACCAACGCAACCACAAACGGCGTGACAACAGAAAGTCATACCCATGCAATTACCAATTATGCCTTATCGGGTACAGCAAATCAAGTAACGGTGACAGGGGCTGGGAAGTTATTGGGAGAGGCGGCTACCCTTTCATTACCCCAAGACATTGATACTGGTGCGACTCCTACCTTTACGAGCCTTACATTATCCCAGGCGACAGGTTCCGCTCCCCTCGCTATTTCATCCACGACGAAGGTTGCAAATCTCAACGCAGATACAGTGGATGGTGTCAATGTTGCTTCTCTGACAAACGGAAGACTGACTCGCTACAACAGCACTGGAACACAAATAGAAAACGCTACTGTAACTGAATCAGCCGGGGCTTTAGGTGGGATTACAACTCTGAACATGTCAGGGCAGCTCACGAACACTCTTGCCATTGGCACAGCCCCTTTTGTTGTGACCTCTACTACCAGAAATGTAAATCTCAATGCCGATTTGTGGGATGGGTATGAGTTTGACGATTATTTAAACCAGGCGGTCAAAACAGACTCAAGCCCGGTATTTGTCACAGCCAAACTATCCGCATTGACAGATGGTTATTTGCCTTACCATGTATCCGATGCCGCTGGACTCGCTAATGGTCCATTATATACAAACGGAACAAACATCGGGCTTGGCACAACCGATCTTGCTGAGATTTTCAATATTGCTGGAAATATAGCACTTGACGGTGATTTAGGCTTTATTGGTGCTCAGTCTATCACTACTTCATCAGGCAACCTTACATTGTCGCCGGCCGACAATCTCGATATCACCACAATAGCGGAACATAATTATGTATCTGGGATTTTAGGGATCGGATGGCGAATAGACCCTGACACAACAGGCGGATCGTTTTTTGAGGTTGATAACATGAGGATCAGACATACACTGAGAACTCATGTCTTTAAAAAAGATATTGTCAAAGCCAGCAACGGAATTCTTTATATCTCAGATAGTGCAGAAATAGCCGCCGATTGCACGGTAAACGCTGACAACACTACCACCCTGACAAACAACGTGATTCGCATTAAAAAGGGCGAAGGAAACGCTACGTTCAGTGTAGATGACACAGTGTGGTTCAAAGACATTACAGACGGCGGTGGAACAATAAACAGTGTCAAATTTGACATTGCCTCTGTTTACGATGACACCAATTCTGATTATGATGAATATACTGTAAAGAACGTTACTGCTGCCGGCAATCTGATCGACGGCGGAACTCTTGTTCGAATTTCCGGTCCTCATATTTTACTGGATGCATCCAGCACATACGCCCCCTTTATCGACTGGTACAACGATACAACACTTTACGCAAGAATCGGAAATCTAAACGGCATTCATGGATATTCAACCGAAACTTATGGAGCAGTATTCGGTGACACGGGATCTGATTATCTGACGATAGACCCAACCAATGGAATTCGATTTTTAGATTCGTCTGATGCTGTTCAGGCCCAGCTTGCTTTTGGTAAATGGACTATTGGGGAGGTTGATTCAGGGAAAAGCAATGTTCAAATAACTGCTGGAAAGGTTTCACTTAGAAATAACACGATTGACAACATTGTGTTGGATACTGATGGTTCCGGGTTCATAGCCGGAGGCGATCTCTCTTGGGATGTTTCTGGTAATATCGATATGACAGGGACAATAACTATAACCGGTGGGTCTGGTATATCGAATTTAACCGATGCCGGAGACCTTGCAACTGCTGATGATCTTGATGATGTTTCCGATGGGATCACATATGGACGTGTAAACGTAACTGCTATTTCTGATGGTAATATTCTTTTAACATCATGTGTCGGGGACTTGGATGATATAGCTGACGGCACTTACGGCAAAGTACTGTCTACTGATATTTCTGCTGGTCATATTCTTTTGTCAGAAACAACGGGTGATTTGGATGACATTGCGGATGGAACAACTTATGGGAGAGTCAATGCTCTGGACTTATCTGCCAATCGAATTTCCATATCATCTTCATCTATATCTGATGTTTCTACTGGTGCCGATAATACCGCTGCGAACGAAACTTTCTCATCAGAAAACGATATTGATTATGATGCCATACCAAATGGAACAACATACGGTAAAATACTTCTAACGGATATAAGTGCGGGTCATATACTTTTATCAGAGTCTATCGGGGACATTGATGACATAACTGATGGTACAACATATGCCAGGGTCAGCGTCTTAGACCTTTCTTCAAATAGAATCTCAATAACGTCCTCTGCCATTTCAGATGTCGGCGCAAATGCTGACAACACAGCTCTTAATGAAACCTTTTCTTCAGAATCAGATATAGATTTTGATTCAATTCCCGATGGAGTAAATTATGGTAAAATTCTCAATACAGATATCTCAGCGGGGCATATTGTTTTATCTACCACTATTGGAGATTTAGATGATATAACAGATGGGACCATTTATGGTAGGCCTCAGCAAACAATTCTTGATTCAGGGTATGTAAAACTGCTGAGAGACAGTTCCGGTGAATCTCAAAAAATAGAGATCACAGCATCTGGTATAGATTTGTATCAAAACGATGCAAAACTCATGGCCCTGGAATCAGATGCCCTGAAAATTTATTCACCGCAATCCGAAGCCACCCTCGTCACCGCCGACGGCGATACCATCGTTACCACCGACGGCGATACATTGGTTGCCGAAACTGACCAAAGAGCAGAATACGGCGAATCAATGTGGGTTGGGGCGGGAGCTACGCAAGAACGGTTGGAATGGAATACCACTGACGGTCTTTTCATCGCCGATCCAGATGGAACAAAAGTATTTCAGATTACTCCTGCCGGGGTTACGACTTTTTCAGGGGCTATAGATGGCGCAACGGCCGGGGGCTTCACTTTAATAGATGGTGGTTATCTTAACACGGATGTTATCGAGGCCGCATCTATTGCAGTGGAAAAACTGTCCGTTTCTACATTGTCCTCTATTACAGCGGATATCGGTACAGTGACCGCCGGGATATTAAGATCATCTGATTCCGGTACATATTTAGATCTGGACAATGAACAGCTTTATTTCAACGGTAAGTCATCGTTTGACAGTACAACAAATGGCATATTCATTGGGTACGACACAGATGACTACAAGGTTAATATAGGTGATGCTTCTTCCTATTTTAAATATGATGGTGCATTTGATATCTCCTTGGCATCCGGGGATTCTTTTGATCTTGCTGGTGATTTGAATGTCTTGAGTGGTGGGAATATAGCATTGACTGGAGGGGACACAACAGAAAACAAAGGAATATTGAAGGTTGGGGCTTCTATAGAAATGGGAGCAAGTGTGACTACAGGAGATTTCGGAGTCTGGTCTGACGATGATTCATTAATGTATGTTATCGGCGGCGAACCAACAACTGGGGGTGGTGTAGATTTAACTCCTTTTGGGTATATACATTTGAATGCCAAAAACACCACGAATGGGTACATAACATTAGACAGCAAGGCTTTAATTTGGAACAAAGTTGATGGTACTCTAATATTAAAAATAAGCGGTGATGGTACAGAAACAATAGGACATAGCAAGGTTTCTGGCAACATATATACGGGCGGAACTTTACGCATGTCATCTGCTGGATTTCTGTCTTCAGTAACTAATACTAATTGGGATGCTGCCTACACCGACACGTCCGAAGCAACATCCGCTGCAACGGCCAATAAACTTATGAAAAGGAATGCCAACGCAGATGTTTCAGTAAGGTATTTAAATAGTACCCGAGTGGGCATAGGAACTTCTTCCCCAGGATTTAACCTTGAAATAATTGATAATGCGGCTTCTGCTGTTGGCATGATGTTAAAAAACAGCCTGTCAACCTCTCTTACCGCCCCTTCAATAGATTTCAAAACAGCCGCTACCGGATACACTGACTATGCTGTTCGTTTGGAGGCGCAAGTATCCAGATTGGGTGTCTTTTTTACAGACGATGATTGGTCTACCGAAACAAAAGGGGTTGAGTTTTACGCCAATTCAACTTTGTTTAACGGGAGCATCGACCTTAAGGAGATGGGCACTTCCCCTTCTACTTTCAGCGGATACGGTAGGCTATACACAAAATCAGACAACAAGCTGTATTTTAAAGACGGGGATGGAACTGAACATGAAGTGGCATTTATATAGACATATTAAAACTATAAGGAGAACAAAATGAAAGTTAAAAACGAATTTTTTGAAACACTG